ACCCCATTGAGGAACTCCGCCCGGCTCCTGCGCTCTCGTATTTCGAGACCTGAGCGTCCGTGTCTAATAAGCTTCGAGCTGTTATCCCTCCACCGGCCAGATACCGGGGAGGGGTATACACGAATCAAGGTGCCCAGGGAAGGTGTCCAAAGCTATACCCCCCCAGGGTATAGTTGATGCCCCCAGGGGTATATATTTGGGGACTCTGATCAAGATCAAATATTATTGAACACGGGGCCAGCCCTAGCGCATCGTCGCAGGTCAGAGTGTATTTTTTATTGCACAACCGTCCGGCCACGCGCGGTCGCCGTCTCGCGAAGCGTACAATTCTGGCCAAACCAGCGGTCTGGCGTCCAAGCGGCGTGTTTTCGGGGGGGGTATACGGGTCAATCGGGTGGGCCAACACGAGCAGCTCGACATACCCCCCCACATTGGCAATATCAATCCCCTAGGCTAAGGGCTAAGCGCGCCCTCTGCCTTTCGTGTCTAATAAGGTGGCGTGAATAATGGCAGGACGAGGCCCAGCGCCGAAGGATCGCGCAGAATTGCGACGCCGCAACATCCTCGAGCCGATGACCGTGGTTAGCGTGGATGGCAAAGTGTACGGCCCCGAATTGCCCGACACCCATGATTGGCCGCAGGCTACTTTGGCGTGGTGGGAGATTTGGCGGAAGTGCGCGCAGGCCTCAACGTTCACCGAGACGGACTGGGCGTTTCTGCTAGATACGGCTGTGTTGCATGCGGATTTTTGGCTTGGTAATCGGTCTGTGGCTGCGGAGTTGCGGTTGCGGGCGGCGAAGTTTGGTGCGACTCCGGAAGATCGTGCTCGGTTGAAGTTGCAAGTGGGTAATCCGCCTGCGGTGGCGTCGCCGGGGCGGTTGGAGCCGAAATCATCGCAGGAGCGACGTGAGAGGCTGTTGAAGGCAGTCGGGGATGGCCGAAGCGAAACCTGAGTTTCGGTCGCTGGGGCTTTATGCAATCGCATGGATTGAACACTTTCTGGTTCATGGGCCTGGCGATGTTCAGGGGCAGCGGATTGAGTTAGATGATGAGTTCGCTGCGTTTCTGTTGAAGGCTTACGAGCTCGATAAGGATGGCAGCCGTAAGGTTCGTCGTGCGTTTCTGTCGCGCCCGAAGGGGCGGAATAAGTCGGGTTTCGCCGCGATGATCGAATGCTTCGAAGCGCTGGGGGAATGCCGGTTTGATCATTGGGCGGAGCCTGGTGAGGTGTCGGACTGGGGTTACAGTTTTGAGCCTGGTGAGCCGGTTGGTCGGCCGTTGACGTATGTGGAGATTTTGAACGTCGCGACGGAAGAGGGCCAGGCCGGGAACACGTATGACGCGGTGTATTACATGCTGCACCCGGATACGTGTTCGGCTGAGTTGTTGGATCGGTTCGGGAAGATCGATGCGGGTTTGACGCGGACTAATCTGCCGGATTCCCGTGGGTCTGTTGAGCCTGCGACAGCGTCGAATGAGTCTAAAGATGGTGGGAAATCTACTTTCATTGTGGCTGATGAGTCGCATTTGTGGGTTGCACCGGCCACGGGCGTGTTCAAGTTGGGGAAGATGCATCAGACGATGGTGCGGAATCTGCTGAAGCGGAAAATGGCGTCGGGCTGGATGTTAGAGACGTCGACGATGTACGCCGAGGGCGAGAATTCGGTGGCTGAGTCTACCCACGCGTATGCGAAGTCTTCTAATGCGGGGAAGTTGCTGTTTGATCACAGGCAGGCGTCTGAGCATTGGGATTTGGATAAGCGCCCGGAGCGGATTAAAGCTTTGCGTGAGGCTTACGGGCCCGCGGCTGGGTGGATGGACTTGGACGCTATCGCCGACTATTGGGATGATCCGCAGGCGTCGCATTCGGAGTTCCGGCGGTTTTGGCTGAATCAGCCGGTGCCGTTGGTGGACCCGGTGAAGATCGATGTTCGGCGGTGGGCTTCGCCCCCGGTGTTGGATCGTGGTGTTGAGGTTCCGTCGCGGACGGTGTTGGTGGTGGATGTGACGCCAGATCGGCGTTGGGCTGCGATCGGTGTCGCGGGCGAGGTTGGCGGCGGTAAGACGTTGGTGATGTGTGATTCGCGGCCTGGTATGGATTGGGTTGCTGATCAGGTGATTGCGTTGACGCAGTTGCGTGATGTTGCGGAGGTGGCGTTGACTCCGGGGCAGACTAAGGCGTTGTATCCGGATTTGACGCGCGCCGGTGTTGAGTTTGTGAAGTTGTCGGCTCCGGATATGGGCGGGGCGTGCGCGGCGTTTCAGGAGGCCGTAAACGCTGCGACAATTGTCCATGTGGGGCAGCCGGAGCTTGATACGGCTGTTGGTCGTGCTCGGACGCGTTTTACGGGCCAGTCTGAGCAGTGGGACCGTGAACGCGAGGTCGGCGGCCATAATGATAGTCCGCTGGTTGCGTGTAGTGCGGCTTTTTACCGTTGGGGTTTGCAAGAGGCTCCCCTTCCGTCGATTTATTGCAGGAGGTGAGTGTGGCGTTTTGGAATAGGCGAACTGGTCAGCCTAATTCTGCTGGTGAAACACCGAACTCGAATCCTTCCGGCGATGTCGGCCCGGGTCAGGCGAATGGTGATCCGGATGGGGTGCAGATCGTTGGTGAGCGCTCTTGGGGTGGGCCGTTGCCGTTTCTGTCTCCGTCGCCGTGGGCGGGTTATCCGTCTGAGTGGTCTACCCCTGAGTGGGCTTTGAGCCCTGGTACGAGCCATTTGGGGTTGCAGAGGCTGATCGATACTGCTTGGGCGTGTATTGATCTGAATGCGAGTGTTTTGTCGAGTTTCCCGGCGTATCGGCTGAGAAACGGGCAGATTATGCCCCCTCCGACGTATTTGATCAATCCTGATGATTCGGTTTACACGTCGTGGGCGGAGTTCGCTAAGCAACTGTTCTGGGATTATCAGCTCGGCGAGGCGTTTGTGTTGCCGATGGTGAATGGTGCGGATGGCCGCCCGGCTCGGTTCCGGGTGATTCCGCCGTGGCTGATGAACTGCGAACTTGTTGGTGGTCGCCGCGAGTATCGTCTTGGCGGTTTGGATGTTACTGAGGAGATTTTGCATATCCGCAATATCAGTAGTACGGCGGATGCTCATGGTCATGGGCCGCTTGAGGCTGGCGGGGCGCGGATGACGACGGCGGCGTTGTTGCAGCGCTACGCGCATAATCTCGCGGAAACCGGCGGGGTTCCTGATTATTGGTTGAATGTTCCTGGCCGGAAGGTGACCCAGGCTGAAGCTAATGATTTGATTGATCAGTGGGTTGAGACGCGGCAGCGGCATGTGGGTGGTCCGGCGTTGGTGTCGGGTGGCTTGACGTTGGAACAGTCGCAGTCGATGAGCGCTAAAGATTTGACGTTGTTGGAGTTGTCGCAGTTCTCTGAATCGCGTATCGCGGTGTTACTTGGTGTGCCTCCGTTCCTTGTTGGTTTGCCGATGGCGCAGGGTGAACAGTTCACTTATGCGAACGCGACCCAATTGTTTGATCATCATGACCGGGCGGGGTTGCGACCGAAGTCTAATGCTGTGATGAAGGCTTTGTCTGGGTGGTTGTTGCCTCGTGGTCAGTCTGTGGAGATCAATGGGGATGAGTATTCGCGTCCTGATTTGCTTGAGCGGGCTCAGGCGTATCAGATTCTTCAGCAGATGGGCGCTTTGTCGGTGCCTGAGATTCGCGCTATGGAGCGGTTCGACGGCATTCCGTCAGCAGCGGCGGCCCTGACGGGTGCCGAGTTGTCTGGCAGTCCCGATCCGGCGGCGCAAACACTTATGCAGGAAGGGCAACCACTGTGAGTGGTGTATCTGATAAGCCATGGTCTGATTTCAGCCAAGCTGACTATAGTCCGGCGCAATGGAAAGCGGCGTGTTTGATTGATAGGGGCAGTGGCGATCCACAGTCTAAGGATCGGTACGCGCTGCCGGTACGTGAACCTGACGGCACGCTGAACCGTAACGCTGTGCATGCTGCGGCGGGGAGGATCGGCCAGGTTCAGGGCGTTGGTGCTGATCAGCATGCAGCGGCGGCGCGGAAGCTGGTCAGTTTGTATGAGGACGAGCTGAAGGAAGAGCCGCCTGCGGATCTTGAGAAGATGTCTGGCGAGTCTGAGGCGGCTGATCAGAGGGAAGACGCGATGATGGGGCAGCGCGCTGCGGTTGAGGCGCGCGCGGCGAATGTCGACCGGGTTGATTTCGCGGAGCGGATCATTACTGTGATTGCGGTTCCTTATGAGCAGTCGACCCAGGTTGAATATCGCGGCGAAACGTGGAATGAAGTGTTTTCCCGGTCGGCGTTCAATGGGTTGGAGACTCGGCAGCGCAGTATCCCGGTGTCGGCGGTGCTGCGGGCTCCGAGTTTCGATCATGCTGGTGGTCATTTGGTTGGGAAGGTCAAGGAGGCGTTCCCCGGGCACGCCGATGGGCTCTTGTTGAACACGCGTATCAGTAAGACCCCGGCTGGTGATGAGATGCTTCAGTTGACTGCTGATGGTGCGTTGTCGCCGAGTGTTGGTTTTATGACTCGCGGTAGTGATCATCAACTGGATCGGCG